AAAGCGTGGTGGTGGTTACAGAACAGTTTCAAAATCAATTGATTCAGTAGAGAAGGTAGCAGAGGACTTGGCGCAGGAAGAAGCTGTTCTTGCTGACATGCTGACCATGCTTGCTAACCTGTATGGTAAGTTTAATGAAGACCAGACTGGTATTTGGGCTGGTTATGATTCACCAGAAGAAAACGATGTAAAAGATATTGGTGTTAAGTGTTCAAATTGCGTCTTGTATGATGGCAATGGTGTTTGCAAGATTATTGCTCAAAAAGTTGAAGAAGAAGGTAAGTGCAGATTTGCCATCATCCCAGATGGGGTTGTTGACATAAGCAATGAAGATTACGAAGATAGCTAAGTAGATGGGGTGTACACCCTTTGAATAATAAATATGATATGCTTATAAGCATATCTTTGATATAAGGAGATTCTATGAAAGACAATATGAAGAAGATGGTTTCTGACCACAACGCAATGAAGTCCTGGCATGAGACATCGGCAAAAGCTGCTGCTGAACAAATGCAAGATCACATCAAGGCTGCTGCTTGGCACGATTCACAAGTTAATATGATCAAGGGAATGATTAATGAAGTTCCTCTTGATCCAGAAAAGAAAGTTTCTGGCGTACCGACTGGCGGATCAGCTTCTGCTCCAACATCTGGTGCTGGAATGACTTCACCGACAAAGGAAGTTGCTCTTGACCCAAAAACTGTTAAGAAGAGTGATTTGATTGAAATTCTTTCCGAGCACGAAGGTCAGTTCGGTAAGTTTGACATGGCAGTTGAGGACATTGCAAGTTTCTTGCTTGCAGAGTAATCACGGCACATGGAAGCTATAACCGTTGCCCTAATCGCTGCTGTAGGAGGAATCCTAGCAGCACTAATTCAGCAAACAAGAAAAGAAAATAAAGAAGATCATGGCGTAGTCGCATCTTTACTAACCGATCTACATAAAGATGTTTCTAATGTAGAAGTTAAACTTGATAGACATATTGAGTCACACGCTGTAACAGCGGCTAAAGAAGTAGTGAAGAAAGCAGTTAAGAAAACTACAACTAAATAATTTTAGCGGGTATTTCTAGGCTTATATTTTTCCGAAAGGTTATATAGGTGGTGGAGATACCCGCTATTTTTTTATTTATGACTTGATTTTCGTTTTTATAAGTGGTAATCTCTCATTGACCTAAGAGAAAGAAGACAAGATGTCAGATGAAAGCTTTATTGAAGAAGATAATGATTTTATTGGAACTAAAGATTTTGACAATATTTGCGACAATCTAATTTCCAAAGTCCCTGTTGATAGTCATAGAGAAGCCTATAGTGTGATATATGGTCACTACAAAGGATGGGCTCCGTCTAAGACAATCAAGCACTATAACATTTCAGAGGAAGTGTATAGCTACTATGCAGACCTCTTTGATTTCACAGAAAGGGGGGAGAAGATTATGGCTGGAAGAAAATCCAAGCAAGATAATATTGTCAGTTTTTTGACAGGCAATGTTGGAAAGGTAGTAACACCGATTGAAGTTTCTACGAATGTAGAAATCTCATTGCCAACATTCTACAATTTTTACAATGCTAATCGTGGTTACTTTAAGAAAGTAAAGCGTGGACATTTTGAAATTGTAGATCCAAAAGTAGAAAGAGCAAATAGTTAATTATGGAGAAGCAAGTGGTTGTGCGAAATATGAAATCATGGGAATTCTGTGCGGAAGAAGCCGTAAAGGATTTGTTTTGGTTCGTAGATAGGTTTGATATAACTGGCATGACCCTTGAGTGCGGTACTTCTCAAAAATCACGAATGAGTAATTTTTATTGGGATGGTTTAAACATTGAGCTATCAAATGACCACATCAGTAATATCAAAAATATTATTGACTGGTGCATTGATAGTAAGGCATGGGAGAGCGATCCACATTATTACCCAGGAGAGAATGATGATAAGTTAATGTATTGCCGACAGTACCATAGTTGGCTATGGTCAATGATTGGTGCTGTCGCTCTACATTATTGCAAAGTAAATGGTATTGAGTTGAATAAAGAAATGCTCACATCTACTTTGATTAAGAAACAAAAAGACTATGGTCCAAAAAATATTGAAAGATTTGGGCTAAATGGTCTTACCATCAGACTACACGACAAGGTTGCGAGATTAGAAAATCTTCTGTCAAAACCAAAAGGAGTAACTAATGCAGTATCAAATGAAAGCATTTATGATACATTGCTTGATATTGGCGGCTACGCTGCGATTGCAATAATGTGGATTCGTGAAGAGTTCTTGTTACCAATGGGTGATTTATGATTTTATTTAAAGATTTAAATATTGGCGATATTCCATCAACACCTTTTAGCTTATCAACAATTCCAAGCACAGATGAAGCTGACGAAGTAATCCTTTCCTATGCGAAAAGATACGGGCATCCTGTTGGGTACCTTCAGGAGCAAAATGGGAAAATTGTTCAAAATATTTTTCCGATTAAAAAATCAGCAGAAGATCAAATATCATCATCATCAAAAGCTACGCTAGAGCTTCACACAGAAGCTGCTTTTCATCCGCATCTCCCAGACTACCTGCTATTGCTGTGTTTGCGTGGAGATGAAAATGCTGGAACAACATATGCTCTTTTATCTGATGTATTGAAAGATATACATATTGGGGTTGTTAATATTTTAAAGAAAGATTTGTTTGAAACATCTGTTGATGAGAGCTTTAGACTAAATGGGGAAGAAGATACATTTGTAAGACTTCCAGTTCTAACTGCTGATTCAAATGGTCAATACAAAATGAAATATGATAGAACCGTTATGAAGGGAATAACAGAAGAAGCGCAAATGGCTTTGGATGTTTTTAATAAAGCTATTGAAAGAAATAAACAAACAGTTTTTTTAAACACTGGTGATCTAATTATAATTGACAACGCAACAACTGTTCATGGTAGAACATCATTTAGCGCAAGATATGACGGATCAGATCGGTGGTTGAAAAGAGTAGTTGTAAGAAAAGAAATAGATTCTATTACAGATACCAACTTATGTCCAGAAACTGGATATACTGTAATAAATAAATACAAAGAGGACAGTGATGACAAATAATTTTAATGACACAGAAAAAAATTTTAATCCATTTCTTGGAACAATGGAAGTGAATTTTGAACAATGGATTAATACTGGGATAAACAACGGTTGGATCAGCAGACCAGTATGTTCAACTCATGATGGCATTCCAACAACTCATGATGAAGATTTAGAATGGGAAGAGGGTAGTGACCCATGTATTTATGCAGTTCGTCTTTTTTCTGATGAAGCCGAGAGAATGCTTGTTATGGAAAATATGAATGGTTTTAACGGTGGACACTAATGAGTAAAAACACTCCGCTCGTACAACCAATTGATCCCTGGATTCAGAGATATGCAAATAAACTTAAAAACATGATGGGTCTTTCTCATTGGACAATTCACATGAGCCCTAAGCCATGCAATGTTGATGCTTTAGGTGAAACAGAAGTTATACATGCTCAGAATCTTGCAACAATTTATTTACATAAAGATTTTCGTAAAGATACGCCTGAAGATATTCGTGCAACGATGGTTCATGAACTTCTTCATTGTCACATGAGTCATATATCAGAAGTTGTTCATGAAATCCTTAAGCCAGAAGAAGATGATCAAAAAGGTAAAGCTATTCATAAAGCAACAATATCAGTTGTTGATTATGAAATTGAAAGAATCATTGATGCAATATCTGAGTCGCTTGGTAAATGGATGCCTACACCCGACATGCCAAGGGCAAAAACAACTAAGCCAAGAGTTGCTAAAAAAGCAGTAAGGAAGAAAAAATAAATGATTCCAAACTGCGTGATCGTAAAGAGAAACGAAACTCAGTTTTTATTGTTTGATAAACCAGATGTGGTTTCAAATGGAATCAGAAATGGTAATGGCTGGGAAGGGCATCTGGAAACTATCTCAGAAAGGTTTCTTGTGAACACCTTTGGTGGTTCTGTACTGGATATCGGAGCTAACTTAGGAAGCTACTCGGTTCCTCTCGCCCAGAAATTTCCTAATGTAACTTTTCACTCTTTTGAGCCGCAAAGAATTATTTTTTATCAGCTATGTTCAAATGTTTTAATTAATGCTCTGCATAATGTTGTTTGTCATAACTATGGTATATCAGATCGCAATGATAAGTTTATGGTAATAATGCCAGACTATGCCACTGAAACAAATGTTGGTGCGTTTAGCCTTGATGAACAAACTCGTGAGAATAATTATGAATGTACAACTAAAGGATTGATGGAAGAGATTGAAATTAAAATTCTTGATGAGCAATCTTTTAAAAATGTTAGATTGATAAAAATTGATGTTGAAGGTCTTGAGATGGAAGTTCTTAAGGGGGCATTAAAAACAATTGAAGATAACAACTTTCCTCCGATTATTTTTGAAGCTTGGACTTATAAGCCCTGGTATGAGGATAGGAGAAAAGAGCTTATTAAGTTTGTTGAATCTCTTGGTTATAACATCACTACTATCGGTGAAAACAATATTGCTCAACACAACACCCATCCGCAAATAGAATTTAGATTTGAGGTGATTAAGAATGTCTAAACAAGATAAAATTACTCATGCAGTGTATTTCACACTTCATGCAATTACAATTGCTATACTGTTAATTAAGTAATACAATGGCGAGTAGCTCAGTTGGCAGAGCAAGGGACTGTTAATCCCTGGGTCGTAGGTTCAAACCCTACCTCGCCAGCCATGTTAATTATTGATAATTATGTACCTATAAAAGAACAGGGGTATCTGTATGAATACTTCACCGACCCTCAAGTTCCTTATCGGTTCTACCGCAGCCATATCTATCACGAGGGTGAAAAGTGGAATCATGCACCAATGCAAATGTCACATCACCTGTATGAGTCTGAATCAGATATCGCCTCTAGTCACCTGCCTGCAATCGGCAAGCTTGTCGGTAATCTGGTAGATAGGTTTGGCAACATTAATCTTTTGCGGGCTAAGGTAAATGTGACTTCTCCATACCCCCCAATGATGAAGTATGAATCTCAAGTCCCTCATATTGATTTGCAGTACGACAACGGAGACCCCGTTGATCACAAAGTTCTTCTGTATTACATAAACGATTCAGATGGACCAACTTATTTCTTTAATGACTCTTATGAACTTCAGGACACTGTGTATCCAAAACCAGGGCGAGCTATTATCTTTGATGGTAACAACATTCATGCCGCTTCAAACCCAGTTCGTTCTCCATTCAGAATGGTTATCAATATTGATTTTCAAGGAGGCAAATGAAATACTTACTTATGATATGGGTCGGGTTTATTGTTGTTAGAGGAAGTGCCTACTTCACAAGACAATCCCGAATTCGCAGAATGTCCAATCG